TGTCATTGGAGCATATGGAATAACATCAAACCATTACATCTCCAATATTGTTTATTATTATATCTTTAAGTAATAATATCGTTATATTAAAAATTGTGAATTTTGCGATTTTTCTCTACAGCAGAAGCTAATAAAAAGAAGATTGAGCTAGATGCTGATGCATATTCTTATCAAGAAAAGATCACAGCCCAAGGTAACGCTGAAAAGGTTAAGCTTGAGGCTGATGCGGAAGCTTATCGTATTGAACGCGTGGCTGAAGCCCAAAAGAGATCTTTCGAACTCCTTGGTGAAGGTATTACCTCAGACGAATCTGGAAACGTTGTTCCTTTCCTTCTATCGAAAGATTACATCGAAAAATTCGGAGAAATTGCAGGAGAAAGCAATACGCTCATCCTCCCACAAAATATGACAGATCTTTCCTCAATGGTAGGAACTGGATACAAAGTCCTAGAACAAGTCCAGAAATCCGCACCTTAAGTGGAATTCCAAGATTTTTTATAAAAATATTCAAGGTCAACTATGGTAAATAATTCCATATAATCCTTAAATAAAACACTTCATAATCGCGGGGTTCCAACTTTTGCGAATAATTTTGTTAACGTTGTGAGCGTTAGCGAACCATTAATAGTTTTATTCGTATTTTTGAGCTTGATTATAAAAATAAAAAAATTGAAGATTATTTTGTAATAACTTGTGGTTATAGATAATAATTATGTTTCCCCCTCATGTACCAAGAAATGGTGTTCGTGTGAATTGGATTGATGCTTTTAAGGATTTGTTTTGTAGTGGAAAGCCACAAATAAAAGATTCAAAGTTTAAGCCGAAACCAAGTTTTGTGGCTAGTAGACAAAAATCGAGTCGTGGACATTCTACATACAGACCAAGAGCGAATTCTGCTTTTAATTTGTATGAGTAAATAAAAATTGATTTATTTTTTATTTTATTGAAAAAATACTAATTATAATTAAACATGAGTTTTAGTATTAATAACAAAGATAAAACTATTTATGATGTGATGCTTTTTGGACAAATTGATATTTATCCACGTGAAAATTACATTTTAATCATTGATTTAACCGAAACAAAATACAAATTCGGATATTTTGATTATGATTTCAAACAACTTTCCGGAATCGTTGATCCTCTACATAAGCAATATTTAGAAACGGGTAATTGTGAGATTAATTATGGAAATCTTGACTCGATGAACCCTTTTACCAATCCTGAAATTGAACAGTTTTGTAAAAAACATTCGAAAATTTCTCAATTGGATTGGGTTGAAAACTTTATCAATGAAAAAAGTGTTTTTGTTTGTAATGACTTCTCATTAATCGCAAATAGTTTCGAAGATGATTCCTCACTTTATTATGGATCTAGAAACTACTCTTTTGCTATAAATGATAAACATGTTGTAACTTTCAATAACTACGATAACGTCATTATCATGCGTCGCAGGTAAATAATGTAAAATTATAATATATGAATAGTGATTTTATTATTAACAATTATTCAAAAGAATACGAAATGAATTGCTTTTCCGGTCGTATTAACCCTTTATTCAAAAAAGATCACATTATAATTAAAGCTTTCGGGTTCAACAACTCCAACGAAAAATATTACATTGCCTTAAATTATAATTTGGATTTTATCGATGTTGAATATGTTGAAGCAGAAGAAGAAGAAGGCGATTCATCAGAAGCCCCATCAGATATAGAAGATGTTGAACTATTAGATTGTTTTATAAGAGAGAACCCAATTTTAGACTCCAATGGTTTCCTCATCGAAATCAAAATGGATGATTTCAACATAGGTGGTTGGACTATTAAAGATAAAGAAGGGAATTTAATAAGTGAACTTCATTATAAACGCCCAATGTGTGATCTGGGAAACTTGACAACAAACGTTTATTTAATCAAAGAAAAACACCTTTTAATTATGAATTTGGGTAACTACTGTTCAGTTATTATTTTGAAGAAACGATAAAAAAAAATGATTTTTAAAAAGCCGTTTAATTAATTTTTTATAAATTAAATATGTCTTCAAACACAATGCAAATCTTGAAACGATATTTTCCAGACGTTGCGGATTGTATACAAGTGATTAATAATTTTGAAAATGATGAAAAAAGGGAGTTCCAAGATATTGACCAAGTTGTTACATTTTTGGAAACAAATTTGAAACCAATATGTTATCAAATTTATCGAAAAAGTCCAATTCAAAAAGGAATGACTGTTGAATTTGGTGTTCTTGGAGAATGTCAAGATTGTATTAAATATGAAGGAATTGCTGATTATTTAATGCGTGATTTGAGTAAATCTCTAAAAAACTATTGTATTGCTAGTGCCAGTTTTGAGCCATGTGACTCCAGTTTGAGACTTGAAATTGATATTTGGAAAAAATAGTCTTGCTTAGCAATTCTTGCTAAACTTCGATCTTCTTTTTACTCTTACCTTTCTTCATAACACCCGTAATTGTTATATCCCTCTTTTTATAAATACTCGTTATCTTTCTCTTCATCTTCGTTGGAACTTTCTTTCCAAAGAAATGCTCAATCATATCATACATATCATCCTTCTCAAACTTACAATTCTCAATATCCCCATCTGTTACAGTTTCATCCACCAATTTTTTAAAGAATTTCTCATTAATGAGTGACAAAGAATCATTATCCAAATTATATTTTCTGAGGAGTTTAATATATTTATTAGCTTTAGACATCTTTGATAAATTAGACGGAAACTGAATGAATCCTCTATATTTGTCGCCTTTAGACGCAGCGTTTGAAACTAATGATTCGACATAATTTATAAACTGCCAATTTTGATTACTTCTTATTTCAGTTTCCATAACATCACAATAACTCAAATTATCCGCAATATTAGTTATATCCTTAAGACTTGTAACGAAATTGGGATACATATGATGAATATAACAAGGCATAAGCGTACAATCAGTGAAGAAAAGTGATCTCCTCTGTTCTGATGATAATTCCTTGTCATTCACATAATGTTTAACCGCATCTGCCATACTCATATCTTGAATCTCATCTTTATCACTCGTTTTCAATTGTAATTGAATTGTATTGAAAATACTCCTTATATCCCCCATTGCAGACATTACGACTCTTTCCACTTTTTTCTTAGTTAGTTTTTCATAACCTTTCTCTTGTGAAACCAACCGATAAACATGATTGGTTATTACTTGGGGATCTGGTGGGAAAAATTCTATTTTTTTACTCAACGATTTAATTGGAGTTAATTTGGTTCCACTCAAATCATTCGCAATACAAATAATAGGTACCTTTGAGATTTCAATCAAACTCTTCAACTTAGCCACTCCACCTCTGTCTCCGCTTGACATACCATCAACCTCATCCATTACAAGAACCCGTTTACCCATTCCAAACATAGGTTTACATTTAACCATTGGGAAAAGATCATCAATTGAACTCGCCGATCTCTTATCACTTGCATTTGTTTCAATTTTATCAAGTTTTAACTCCCTTATAATAACATCCACTGACGAACTCTTACCAATTCCCGGCTTGCCGTGAATCAAAAGAGCTTTCTCCTTTTTATTCTTTTTATTTTTAGAATTCAACCACTTAATAATTTCATTTACTTGTTTTTTATTACCAATAATATCGGTAATTTTTTTGGGTTTAAATTTATCACAGAGTGATGTCATCTTCTACTAATATCTTATAAAATCTTTTTATTATCAAAACCAAATCATTTTTATTTTTTTACTAATAAAAATCAATTGAAATGATTTACAACAAGTTTAGCAAAAGCTTTTGATGTAGTCGTTAACATTCCTTTGTGTGTTGTTGGACCAAGATAAATAGCAGATTGTAGTTGTTTCTTGGTGAAACATTCATTTGGAACATTTTCATCGTTTTTCGCTAGAAGGAGGAGTTCTCGATCTTTATCGAACATTTTTGTGGGCATTCCGCTGTTTTTGATTCCATCAAAGAATTCCAATGTTTTTTCCTCAAATTGTGGGTTGATTTGGTATCTAAGATGGGGATTAAATACAGGGCAGATGTAAATTGCTTTCTTGACTTCGAGAACGTTGATTGTTACGAAGATTTTAGCTAAATATCCACCAGAGGATCTACCAAGTGTGTAAATTGGTTGTCACATTCCTTCAAAATTAAAGGTGTTTGTCCATCTGATGAACTCTGTGTAGTTCTTTGGGAAACGCACTTGATAAACATCGTATCCTAAACTTGATAGGAGTACATTTTGGAATCTATCGTATGATGTGTTTCCACCCATAAAACATCCACCGTGGAAAGTAATAATTGTGCCACGTTTGTACTCATCTTTCAAAATTGTTTTGTAAATAGTAGTTTGATCCATAGTTGTTTTTGGTTTGTTTAGGATTTGGTATAATAAAAATCACTTTTTTTAATTGGTAACGTTTTATGTTGATACTTTTTTTCTGTAGAAAATATAGATCTATGCGTGTTCATCTACATTTACCTAAAACAGCAGGAACAGCTTTGAATGAATATTTACAAGAAAGATTTAATGTATATGATTATGAACAATCTCATGTGATGTCACAAAGGGAAATAAAAAAAATTAAAAATGGAAAATATAACATATTAATTGGTCATATATCAATAAAAGAGATAATTGGATTAGGTGTGTCTTTATCTAATGTCTTTACTATTATGAGAAATCCAATAGACAGATGTATATCTTGGTATTATTACATGAATTGTGGAGCGAGAATATTTGGTAAAAAAGTCAGTATGAAACAGTTTTTTCAATCAGGAAACAAAACAATTTTGAGAAACTGTTATAACAGACAAACTTACCAAATTGGGGATTATGTTAATTTACGATTAAGGAATAAAGATGAGGAAGCTGTTTTAGAGAGAGCGAAGAGAAATGTGGATAAGTTCTATTATGTTTTTATTTTTGAAAACTTGAAAGAGGAAACAAAAAAGAAATTTGGATTCGTTTTACCTAAAAGGAACAAAACGAAACCTTATGAAAAAAAAGAGAAATTAGATGATTCTGTTATTGAATTGATTAAGAAATGGAACAAGTTAGATATAGAGTTGTATAATTATGTTGTTGAAAAACGTAATTAAGATGTAAATTATAATTATTCATTAATTAAAATATATTCTAATGATCCATTTATCGTTGTGTTGTTATCTGATAAAGTCTCGCATCTTAATTTAACATCACTTAATGCAGGTACAACAATTCCACTAACTCTTTCATCAATAATTGATGATCCTGTCTGGATATCATAAACTGATCTAGCTCTAAAAACTCCTCCTGGTTCCCTTACTCTTAAAGAAATTTGTGCATCACTTGTTCCATTTAATGTTACATTCAACAATATCTTCTTTATTAACATCTCTTGTAACACCTTGTAATATATCAGATGATATACTTGTATATGATATGAACTCAGTTCCAATTAAAACAGCTCCAGATGCTGGAAATCCAGTAGAATCACTTAAAGCAATACCAGTTGTTTGCGTACTATCAATTCTTGTAACTAAGGTTGTTCCAGCTAAATTATCACTTGTTGTATTATTTGTTTCCCCATTTTGATGTTAGAAATGTCATATTATATTACTTTCAAAGATATTTTATTCTTAATTGATGTAAACACCATTAAACACAGACATATCAAAGTTCTTTAAGTCTGGATTAACCTCTTGAATAGATTTTATTAGATCTGATGGTGTTTGATAAATCAACCCATCAATCCCCAAAAACTCCTTAATCTCTTTAATACTAAGCCTATTTGCAATAAGTTCATTCCTGGTTGGTATATCAATTCCATAAACATTTGAATATCTTACTGGTGGTGAACAAGAAGCAACATAAATCTTACCAACACCATAATTCTTGAGAGTCTCAATAACATGTTTAATAGTATTACCTCTCACAATAGAATCATCAATTAAAAGAATATTTTTACCTTTGGCTAATGAATCAACGATTCCTAATTTCCTCTTTACGCCCAATCTTCTACTTTTCTGTGAATCCATAATGAAAGTACGTGATACATACCTATTTTTTATAATAATCTCATAATAAGGAATATTCAAAATTTTAGAAACAACTATAGCTGAAGGCCTACTTGTGTCAGGAATAGGTACAACACAATCCACTTCTTGGAGCAAACCACCCATTTGTTCTTTTATATTATTTGCTAGATATTTACCCATTTTAACCCTAGCCAAATATACGGAAACATCATCAATAACAGATTCTGCTCTTGAAATATAAATATATTCAAAAATACATGGAGTATAAGGCTTAGAACTATCATATCTTATTTTTTTTATTTCTGAATTATTCTTTTCAATAATAATAATCTCCCCATTTTTTACATTAGTTACATTATCATACTCCAAACTCTGATGACATATGCTTTCCGAAGAAACCAAAACTTTATCATCTTTTGTTCCATAAACAAGCGGCCTTATTCCATATGGATCTCTGAAAGCAACTAATCCATAATCTTGAATCATAAGAATAACACTGTAGGCTCCTTTACACATTTGACTTATTTTTTTCACAACAGTTTTGATATTTTCTGTAAGATTATTTGATTTTGTTGATTCTAATTCCAATTCATAAGATATCAGATTGAGTAGGAGTTCCGAATCTGATGTTGAATTAATATGAATATTTTTATCCTCAAGATACTCTCTTATTTCCATAGAGTTATAAATATTTCCATTATGTACTAAGGAAATTCCATGAGGGCGGTTCAAATAAAAAGGTTGGATCTCATTTTCCGTAATAATACCGGTCGTTGGATATCTAACATGACCCAATCCGATGAATCCTTGTAGTTTTTTGAGGTTTGTTTCAGTGAATACATATCTGATTAATCCTTGGCCTTTAACAGTGAACAATTTTTTACTGTTTGAAGTGTGAATACCACAAGAATCTTGGCCACGATGTTGGAGATGAAAAAGGGATTCATATAAATCTTTCTGTACTTCTTTTTTTGAACAATCAATTATACCGCAAATTCCACACATGTTGTAATATGTTGTTAATTTATATTTCTTTTATGTTGAAAAAATACAAAGATCGGGAATGGGATTGGGATATTAAAGTTGTAAATAATTATGGCAACGATGCTTTTATGATAGCTGCATACTACGGTTATGTTAATGTTATGAAATATCTCGTTGAAACTCATAATTGGGATGTAAATGTCAAAAACAAATATGGTTTTAATGCTCTTCATTATGCACGAGAAGATAAGAGACCAAACGTTATTACCTTTTTAATTGGTGAATCAACGGATTGTGATGAACTTGTCGAAAAAGTTACGTCAAATATTTCTGAAATTTTGTCAGAAAAAGACAAAGAGATTAATAAGTTGCAGAATCAGGTTACCGATCTTCAAAGACAACTTAGGGAAGTTAACAGTTGATCCATTTCTTCATAAAACTATATAAACGCCATACGTTATATTATTTTTTTACCTTAGCGTTTATTATATCATTTTTATTCATTGTTATCTCTTTTTTATAACTTCTTAAACCATATATTTTTGAACTGAACACTGTTATTATTTCTATCAAATCATTTACTACTTCTTCTTCTGGACTTTTATCTTCATCATACAATATTGTTATTTTTGTATTTGAATACTCTTCTAGTAAATCTTTTATTAAATCATAACCTATTCTACATAATCGATCCTTATAAGTTACTACAAGAGATTTCAATTCTCCTTTTATTGCACATTTTATTATCTTTGATAAGTTCTTTCTCTTAAAATTTATACCACTTCCGATATCTATCATTAATTCATGATCTGGATATGTATTCATTAATACTTGTTTCTGATTTTCTAACTCTTCTTTTTGAGAATAAGTTGATACTCTTGCATAACATATTTTACGTTTGTTTTTATTAGGAGATACAACACCTGTATCTTCTAAATATTTTTGAACATTATAAAATCTTTTTCCACCTTTACTTCTTATCGTTTCTATATAACCATTTTTATCATAGTTGTGAAGAGTTTGTCTTGAAAGACCTAAAATTTCTGTTGCTTTCTTTCCACTTATATAATTTTTATTCATATAAATAACTTTTATAACCTTTTTAAATAATTTCAAATAAAGTATTTAAAAACTATATAATATATATTTTTATGAAAAAGAGGAAAAAGAAACGTAAGTTTCTTATTAAGAAAAAACAGTGTAATAAATTTTGGATACCTAATTTAAAATTACACAAAGTTAACATCAGATCAAATTCTTGGTTCAATATCAATAAGTTTATAGATGAAAATGCATCTTATTTCAATTTGAATATTCCATCAAACAAAGATAAAGATATTGATTTTTACAGAGCAAATAAAATTAAATTAACACCTTCACTTTATCAAAGAAAAATACTTCATAATTGGATTAAAATATACAAGTATGTTTACAATTATGCTCTGTATTATATCAGAAAAACTGATAAAACATACTCATTTTATACATTGAGATCTTTATTGAAAAAACAATTAACAAGTAAACAACATATTAAAATTTCTAAGATACCATCTCATATAATTGATGAAGCATTACACGATCTTGTAAAAGCTTTTAAGACTGCATTTGAGAATTTAAAACAAGGAAATATAAAAAAATTTAAAATAAGGTATAAGAAAAATGATAAAAATATAGAATCTATGTGTATATCAAGTGAATATTTTTCTAAAAAATATAATACCTTCTGTAAAACAATTATCGGTTCACACATTAAAACTTCAGATCCTATAATAGGTGTAAATAAAACATGTAGGTTAACATTCAATAGATTAACAAATGAGTTTAACTTATATGTCCCTCAAAAAATAGAGGATAAAGAACTTGTAAAAAATAATAAAATTATAAGTTTAGATCCAGGAGTAAGGACATTTATGACAGGATATACAAATGATAAACATGTATTGGAAATTGGAACAAATGTGTATAAAAAGATTAAAATGTATCATAGAAAAATAGATAAGATAAATGATAGAACTAAATCATCAAGAACTGAACGAAGAATTCAAAATTTAGTAGATGATCTACATTGGAAAACAATAAAATACTTATGTAAAAACTATAAAACAGTAATACTCGGAGGAATTTGTACTCAGAGTGTTTTACAAGGTAAGTTATATAGTATGACAAAGAGAGTTTTACAATCACTATCTCATTATAAATTTCATCAAAGACTTGATTACAAAAGTAAATTAAATAAAACTATATACAAGAGAGTTAGAGAGGACTACACAAGCAAAACATGTGGAAAGTGTGGTTATATAGATAATAATCTTGGTAGTAAAAAAATTTATGATTGTAAAAAGTGTAAAATAAAGATAGATAGAGATGTAAACGGATCACGTAACATACTATTAAAAAATTATGTATGTAAAAGTTATTAAATAATAACCGTGGGTACTCGTACTATACCCACGTAAAATAAAAAAGAAGTTACATTTCATATGGCAATATATGTTTTTACATATTCATCTTTTGATGGGTTGGATTTATACAGCTTGTTAAATAACAAGAAAAATTACTTATATTTTGAAAGTGATTGAAATATAATGTAATTGGAAAATCTAAACACTTGTAATTATGAAATAACTTTTAGTAACTTTTTAGTATCGGCTATTAAGGAAATTATCAAGTAATGAAAAAAAAAATTGAAAACTATTTTTTCAGTGTTATAAAGATGTATATTAAACATGACGAGTAAAAAATACTACTTTATTTCGAATTTTTTTTCAAGCGTAGAAAGCCTAAAAAAGATTATTGAGGAAGATAAATCTTTCCTTTCAAAGAGGAATTTTGATCAAAAAACTTTGTATCTCCATCTAGCTTCACGTGAAGACGAAGGTGTTGTTGAGTTTCTTAAATTTTTGGATGAAAATTATCCAAAATTGCGTAATGCTAAAGCTAGAAGTGGAAACGATGTGTATCTCGCAGCAGCGGCAGGCGGAAATGTTCATGTTATGAAATATCTTGAAAAAGAATTTCAATGGAACGTTAAGTTTGTAAACAAAAATGGCAATGATGCCTTTATGTTGGCCGCATATTATGGTCATCTCAATATTATGAAATATCTTGTTGATGTTCATTATTGGGATGTCAGTGTGAAGAACAAATTTGATCGCAACGCACTTTTCTATGCGCGACAAGACAAAAAGCAAGCTGTTATTGACTTTTTGCTTAATCATGATGACGTTATTGGTAAGGTGAGTTTGAATATCACTGAATTTTTCTCAAGACAAGACAAAAAAGTTGATGAATTGGAGAAGAAGATTGATAATCTTCAGAAGCAATTAAAGACCATTAAGGAACTTGTTGAATGATTTTTTTTTATAAAATTAAAATTGAATTTATTTTCACAAATGTTTTTCCAGAACAGACTTTAAATATGGGATGATTACAAAGAACATCATGAAAGAACTAGTTCACCTACTTATAATTTGAATTTATTATTTGGAATACCTCCACTTGATTGTCCAGTTTGTAGAGAAACTATATATTAATCATTTACAAATTAGTTTATCTTTGTCATATTTGAACCAATATAAATTCGTAAGTTTTCCAATATCTTTCGGAATTTCTCCTGTTAATTGGTTATTAGATAAACTCAAATATTGTAAATTCGTAAGTTTTCCAATATCTTTCGGAATTACTCCTGTTAATTGGTTATTATGTAAATACAACAATTGTAAATTCATAAGTTTTCCAATATCTTTCGGAATTTTTCCTGTTAATTGGTTATTATCTAAATACAACCATTGTAAATTCATAAGTTTTCCAATATCTTTCGGAATTCCTCCTGTTAATTGGTTAAATGATAAATCCAAATATTGTAAATCCATAAGTTTTCCAATATCTTCCGGAATTTCTCCTGTTAATTGGTTATTAGATAAATCCAACTCTTGTAAATTCATAAGTTTTCCAATATCTTTCGGAATTTCTCCTGTTAATTCGCTATCAGATAAATTTAACTTTGTAACCTTAAATTTTGAACCGTTATCACTATCAATCTCTATTTCTTCCCATTTAGATAAATATATATCTCTACTCCAATTGAGTATAAGATCCATCTTCCTTTTAATCTCCAATAATATTTCAACCTCTCTATTCAATTTCATTAAATAGTAAAGTGTATCACCATTTTGTAAAAACTGTTCATCGTCAAGTTCTTCACTATTACGTAACAATCTTATCATATAGGGTTCATCACTATTGATTGACTTTTTAACATCATAAACTGTTACCGAATTGTAATTCGTAAGTTTAATAATCTTGGTGTCTCCAGTTATTCCCTTAACGTAAACTTCATATTTACTCATAATCTTTTATATATTATGAATAAAGTTTGTTATAATAAAATTCATTTTTTTTATAAAATTGCCTAGTTAACCTTAATTAACCTCTCACTTGGTTGTTCACTTCTTCCAATTCTAAGTCTTAATACACCATTCTCATAACTTGCCTCAACGTCCTCCTCATTTACATCCTCAGGCATTCTCACACTTCTACTAAAAGATCCGTAAGATCTCTCATAATAATAATAATACTTTCCATTCTCTTTATCACCTTCTTTTTTCTCATGATTCCTCTCTGTACTAATTGTCAACACACCATTCTTCAATCTAATATCAATCTCATCCTTATTTACACCTGGCAAGTCTGCGTTTACCAAATAATCTGTCTCTGTACTCTTCATATCAAGAGCAAAACCAAAATCATTACCATTACGCTTTGTCAATGCCATCCCTGAAAAAGGATCGTCCAACATTCTATCAAAAAAACTTTCAAAGAAATTTGTTCCGAATCGAGTTAGTGCCATTTTTTTATTGTGGATATATCTTTCGTTATCTTTTTAAGTAGTAAAAGGTTTTTTATAAAATTACGTTAAGCGATTACGCTAAGCGACTTCAATTTTGTTTTTGAAATCAAGTAGTTTTCTTTTCCATTTTCGGATATCCTTGATTACAAAAGTTGTGTTATGTTTTCTCGAAAAGTGAGGTGAATTGAGGAAACAGTGGAGACGATAGTTAAGTTGATCATATTGACAACCAGCATGAACAAGATCTCCACGGAAGATAAAGATATCCCCCGCCTTTAGTTTGAGTGTTTGTCTCGGAATAGTTTCCCAATCAGGTATAGAACTTGCTTTCTTGATGGATTTAGGCAAGACATTAATCTTTGTTCCATCTGTTAAAGCAACAATTGCTGAAAGTGGAAAAACTTCGTCCGGACACTCAAGAAGTTGATCGTTCATAATATAATCCGTATGGGCGAGTTGTGCTTTACAACCTTCTTTTGACTTGAGGATAACCCAATCACGCATTGTTAGTTCCTCTGAGACATTCGATTCAATTATTTTACGAATTTGTCTCATAAAATTCTCCATATATTTCTGACTATACCTCAACGAACATTGGAGACGCTTTCTGTCATTTCTATTTGAATTAAAAATAGGACGAGTAAATCTATCCGCTCTCTTTGTGGCGAACCTTACAATTCTTGGAGTAACCTCCAAACAAGAATCAATCACCAAATATCCATCCGTATGTAATTTAGAAGACATACCCAATGTTATGTCCAAATAAACACAAACAAAAATAATTCATTTTTTATAAAATATTACCGACGTCGAGCGTAGGGTTCATAAGGGAAATGTAATCTCCCTTAGTCGGAGACGATATCGAGAATGCTCTTCTTGAACTCCTCGAACTTCTTCTTCTCCTCCTCAAACTCCTTCTGAGCCTTCTCGAGTGCAACAGTTGAGTCATCAAGCTTAGAAACACGTTCCTTCAACTCGTCTCGCTCCTTCGTAAGAAGTGTAACTTGACTCTTTACATCCTTCAAATCGGCAAAATACTGTTCGTTATCTGTCTGTAAATCAAAAACAATCTCATCGTAGGTAGTCTGAAGATTGTCCTTCTCTGCCTTAAGAGCATCGTGGGCAGTCTGAAGACTGTCCCTCTCTGTCTTAAGAGCATCGTGTGCAGTCTGAAGACTGTCCCTCTCTGTCTTAAGAGCATCGTGTGCAGTCTGAAGACTGTCCCTCTCTGCCTTAAGAGCATCGTGAGTAGTCTGAAGACTGTCCCTCTCTGTCTTAAGAGCATCATGGGTAGTCTGAAGACTGTCCCTCTCTGTCTTAAGAGCATCATGGGTAGTCTGAAGACTGTCCCTATCTGCCTTAAGAGCATCAAGTGTAATCTTGACGTTATCCCTCTCAGTAGTCATAGACCTGACTGACGTCTTCAGAGTGTCGCGCTGACTCTCTGCGTTGTTTCGTGCAGTTTCAATCTCATACTTCTGAGAGAAAAGACTGTCTCGCTCCTTACGAAGCTGAACAATACTTCCAGTTGCCTCAGAAAGTTTCTTCTCGGCATGAGAAAGCTTATTAGCCTTGTCCTTCAGAAGGGTGTAAGTGTACTTGAGATTCTCTTCCTTACTGGAAAGATCACTCATGATGTCGAGATGTTCCTGCTCAAGAGTCTTGAGCTTTTGGGAAAGTTTCTCAACTGAATCCTCACTTGCTTTCAAACGTTCAACCTCGTCAACGAGCTTTGTCATCTCACCCGCAGTTTCAACTGTCTGGGTCTTGTAGATGTCACGTTCTGCAATAAGTTCACTAAGTTGGGCCTCTAGAGCAGCAATCTGCTCCGTCTTGGCCTTAACATCGTCAGCAAACTTCTGCTCGAGCTGTTGCTCGAGTCGGAAATAGCGTCGTGCTTGAGCATCGAAATGATCTTGCATCTGCTTAATTTCCTCAGGGTCTGCCTTATTCTCAATCTCTTCCTTAAGAGAAGCGAGTTCACTTACGTGAGTCTCCTTCAACGAAGATAGTTCACTTGCGTGAGCTTGCTTCATCTTCTCAAGATCTGTAGAATGAGAACTCTTCAAATTTTCCATCTCAGTCGCATGGCTGCTCTTAATAGAGCCAACATGTTCGCGAATGAGAGTAGACACGTTATTCAACATTTGTTGTTTTGAATCGGACATATTAAATATATAAGGCATTTAATCCCTTGATTTTTTTTTTTCAATTTTTAAAGAGAGCAAAGAGAGAGTGCCTCGCCCGTCTGAAAGACGGGTGATCGGGGCGAAGCCCGACTCTCTTTTGAACTCTACGCCCGCGCTTCCTGCGGACGCGCGGTACAAATTGGAGAAGATACGGTTATTATTTTTTATAAAGGTTTATTCTAAAAAAAAAATTAAAACTCTTATATTTTTTATTATAACGTATCCCCAGTTTGTACCGCGCGAACGTAGGATTCAAAAAGGAGAAGATACAATTATTATTTTTATAAAGGTTTATTCTAAAAAAAAAATCAAAACTCTTATAACATATTCCCAGTTTGTACCGCGCATCCGCAGGAAGCGCGAGCGTAGGATTCAAAAAGGAGATGTAATCTCCTTTTAGAGGTTGTTGGGGAATTCATTTCTTTTTTTGATCCATTTGAGGATTTTCATCATTGTTCGCAGCTGTTGTTGCCTCACCTTTTTGAAATAAAGGTTGATTCCAAACATACCAATGAGAATGAGAAAAGAGATGTAATAAGGTATGTAATTACTTGTATCTATTGTTTTAATAGTTTCATAAACATGATAACGTTTAATGAAATTATTAATATGAACAGCTTTCTCTTTATCTTCCATATTCGATAGAATAAAAGCGGAACCAAATTTATGCTTGAAAATCTCAAAACATCCATTCAAATCTATATTTCTTGGGACATGAATCTTAAAATAGGCGAAATAATGATGTTTGACGTATTTTTTGTGATAAGTTTTTCCCAAATTATCACCGAAATGTTCAACGTGATTATTTTCAAAAAAATAAGAACAATAAGAATCACCCTTCTTTGCAATTGTCAATCTCTCTACGATACTATGATGATCCTCTGGAAGATGCCTATCAGCAAACTCCCTCATAAACTTGTTTACAACATAATCATCGCTTTCAGCTTCAATCATTTCTTGAACAATAATCGAATTTCTGTGTAAGTTTCTAACTTCAAAATCCAAAATTGCAAAAGTTTTTTGTAGATTGAGTAGTACATAAATAAATATAAAATATTTGGTAATATTCATGTTTGTATATTGGTTTCGAATTTGGTTATATTTTTAAAATCAATTTTCTGTATTTGTCCTAAATATGATTGTAGAAAATGTCATGAAATATGTGTGGTAGGCAATTTTAAAGATTATATGATCAGAAAGAATATTAGTTTTGAAAAAAAATTGACCAATTATAATTCTATTTTATAAAAGATATAAAGTAAAATATGCCTAAAAAGAATTTATTATGGATAAATGAAGAATCAAGATGTGTTGATCTCAATAATCCCTTTCGTGTATTTAAGGCGTTAAAGAGGAATATCGAATTCTCAAAATACAAGTGCTGTGAGTGTGGAACTAAACTTACAAAACTATACGCAAAAAATTACAAAGAGGAATTTTACTACAAAAAAAAGTATTATTGTGGAGAATGTCACAATAGTTCTAATAAGTCTGGAGTAATGTTCAAACCAATTTTTAAATGTTGTGCAACATCCAGACGAGCAAGTCAGTGGTATATGACTTCTGGTTCTGGTCATAAATTAAGTAAAATAAATCGAATTAATCATCATAAGAATTGTGTAAACAGTCGCCGATTTCAAATTTTAATGAAACAAGCGAGATTTGTAGCTTGTGTTACTTTGGGAAACAAAGTTTCACCAGATTTAAAAAAATTAATTATTTCAGAATATCTTTAATCTAAATTTATAAAATAATTAAGATTCCATTTTTTCACAAATGAAATCCTCAACTTTGGGAAGAAACGTTTCGCAACTTTCAATTCCATAGAGATCAAGATCTGAAGGAATTTGGAGATAATGATTTTCATCCATAACATTCAAAACATAATTTGTTTCCCAATAATCATAATATCTTTTGTGTTTTCTTTTCTTTTTCTTTGGAAGAAATTCTGAAGGATCAACAACTATACCATTTGTTCCGACGATTATGAAAATATGATAATTCGGAGGTTCTTCATAGAACATAATAACATTCGGTTTCACACCATTCAAAGAGTTACATTTCGGACATCGTTCTTCAATATCAATTTCACTTTTCCATACTGTTGCACAAGCGGTACATTGTAAATTACAAATCTTTCCATGCAAATGAAGAACATCTTCACAACCGGCTTTTTCAAAAAGTAAATCAATATTTTGTGTAACGACATTCACACGCTCTTTTCCAAATTTCTTCTGAATTTTGGCAACAAATTTGTGTGCATCATTCGGCTCAGCTTTGGAATATTTTTTTCTGATCTCAGAAAAAAACTCAAAAACCTCCTCACGATGACCTTTCCATGTACGGAAATTACAAACAATATTCACATCATTTTTCTCCCAAATTCCACCTTTATCCCTAAAAGTTGGGATACCACTTGGAGCAGAAATTCCCGCCCCAGTAAAAAAGATAATTTTTGGTTTTTCTTTTTCAGACATACTAATATTTTATATGTAATTATTTTTTTAAATTTAAAAATCATTTTTTCCATCTATTCAAAATTGATTTTATAATTTCGACAAAATAAAATAAGAAGGAATCACTATAATGTCCTTAAGGATGAGGAAAATGAGAGTTTGGTTAAAAACTATAAAAAAACAAAACTCATTAAGTGACAAAAATTGTGAAGATTGTGATAAACAATTAGTAAAACATGAGGAATCCTCAAGGAGTAATAAATGTTACAGATGTAGATATAAGGATAGAAAAAGAGGATATTTATGTGATAAATGTGGAATAATAACAAATTATCCAGATTTCAAATCTTTTTATGAGCAATATAAATATTATGAAACAAAAGTTTTGAAAAAGAAATATGTTATGGATTTTGATGAACTCATATGTGAAAGGCGTTTACACAAAGATTATTGCCCAAAATATTCAAAATACATTTTTCAACACAAGTTCTACGTAAAAAAAGAAAGATGTAAAAGTTTTTTTCTACCTTGAAAAAACAAACATTAGCACAGATATTCTCAGATATATAGTTATGACTTTTATATAAATAAAAATTGATTTTCTTTTTATATACTTTATAATAAAATAAAGGAAACTATGGTTTCAACAGAAGAAGAAATCGAGCTTCGATTTAAAATAATTAAACGATTATGGAGAGAAGATTGGGACGTACGTAAATTACAAGATTCACTTAAATATAACGCATCAAAAGATATTTTTTATATATTTATGAAATTAATTGATGCTTTTCCTGATAAAAATTGGGATTGGTTTCATTTATTTAATTTGGCTAACTGTTGGCGAAATGATAAAAGAATAATGAAACTTTTTTACAAATATCCAACTAAAAATTGGGATTATTATTTTTTTTCGGGAAAAGCAGATATTGATTTTATTGATAAACATCAAGATTTGCCATGGAATTATTCTAAAATATTAGATAGATATTCTGATTTTAGATATGGAAAGACAAAGTTTATTACTAAATATAAACATTGGAATTGGAATTGGTCAGAACTTATTGAAAAAGGACATATTAATTTTAGTTTTATAGAGAAAAATTTGAATATTCCTTGGAATTGGAAATTGATATCCAAAAAGTGTTTAGTTAATATATTATTTTTCAAACAAAATATTGATAAATATGACTGGGATTTTAATCAAATGAGTACATATATAAAATGGTACAATTTAAAAATACTTGAAGAAAATATGGACAAACCTTGGAATTATCGCAATATCCAAAAGAATATTTCAAAAGGTGGTGGTATATACAATATCATAGAATTGATTGATAAATATCCTGATAAGGATTGGGATTGGTATGACATATCATCGTATGAACTATTTGCTGAATATATTGATAAATATTCTGATCATACATTAAATTGGCAGTCAATAACAAAAGCTCCTTGGATGTCTATTGAATTTGTTGAAAAATATATTGATAAGTCTCTTAATTGGATGTATTTAACTACAAAAAAGTTTATATCCATTAATTTTATTAAACAACATATTGATAAAAATTGGGATTTTATATATTTATATAATTCAGAAAAGATTGATTTAGGATTTATTTATCAAAATCCAGATCATTCATGGCCATGGCATAAGATTTCATCGAATCGTAAATTAAAGCCAGAATTTGTTAAACAACATTTGGATAAAGATTGGAATTTCAAATTATTGATAGATAATGGCATTTTGTCATATTCAGATTTTAGTGTTGAATTTATGATAAAAAAATATTATGAATATGAAGACCAATATGAACTTTATGAAGATAAAGAAGATACGAAATTAGATATGGCTAAATTTTTGTTATCAATGGATAAAGAAAGTTTGGAACACATTTTAAAAACTAAATCTGTATGGTCAAAATTTGGTTTGTCATCAAATCCGAATATTAGTCCAGATGTGTTAGATAAATTTATTGATTATGTTGATCCGACTTTATTAATCCGTAATACATTTAATGCAAAACAACGATTAGTAAGAAGGAGACAAAGAATTGTTGCTTGTAAGATTTTATCTAATTTTCTAAATGGAGATTTGTTGAGATATTTAATTTTACAATTCATATAAAAAAAATATTTATAAATTTAGATTATCTAAAGATGGATGACGAAGATGTATACTTAGTTTGTATGAAAATTGGAGGTAAATTAAGGGTAAGAATTACATCGAGTGGTTATAAAAATGAAGCAAACTGTCGTTTTCCGAGAGCTATTCGTAAAGAAGGTACCAGATATTCTGTGAAAGCTCATAACATAAACTTGATTAAACGTGGTAAGTCTTATTTTTATGCCGTTAATTTCAATGGTGGTATCATTTTGAAGGATGAAGTTAAGAATATGATCGATAAGGTTTATAATACAGAGGACGAATCATCTGAATGTTGTATTTGTTTGTGTGAAGAGAAGGATAGTGTGTTTAATCCTTGTGGACATTATGTTGCTTGTGAAAGTTGCGCATGTGAGTTGAAGAAATGTCCTATTTGTAGAATGGAAGTTTTAAGCGTTGTTGGATTTGACCAACTTTCATAATAAGTAGAAAAAAATTGAAGAAAAATGAATCTAGTTAATTTACACATTATATTAAACATGTCTAATTCAGAAGAAGATAAGATTATTTTTGATATTTGGCCTCGGAACATTGCAAAGGGTGTTTCTTATAAGGTAATGATGTCTGATATTGCTAATCAGATAGCAATTACACTTTATGACAAGCGTCTTGTTGATTGTCTTGGTACAGCTCAGAATGTCATGTCAAAGAAGTTGAAACGTTATGACATTCGTGTTCACATTCCACGCAATCCAATTACTCAGAATGTTAAGGTGAAGAAGGTACCAAAGAAGAAGAACATTTCAGATTCAAAGTACACCGAAACTAATACATTTCGTGAGCGGATTGATGATGTAGAAACTGAGAGGATTCGTGGCTATGTTTTTTCGATGATTGCTCACGGAAAGAGATGTGGAATTCATATCCGTTCGGTGAAGATAAAGGCTTGAAAAATTTATTATAAATAATATAAAAAAGTTTTATCCATTTGTATTAAATATGACACATTTTAGATTACATATTGACCTTGGACAACCAATGAACGCTATTGTTTTTGGAGCATTACCTGCTGGACTTTTGGGTTTATATTTATTGAATACTATTGGTAAACCGCCACAAAGTTTAGCCATTGTTCCAACAAATTTGGCATTAGGTATTATGTCAAGTACTTTTTATTTTATTGGATCGGTATTCGATTTTGTTGGAACAACGATTTTGTATTCAAGTCAATTTGCTTTCTTTTTTATTTTTTGAGAAAAAAGTAAAAAATGATTTTCGAATTTAATAGTTTTCAATTTATATTTGATAAATTGAAAATGTCTACTCTAATAGATGATGGTTATAAATATTCCGAAAAGGTAATGGATTCAGCTTTAACAAGATATTATATGAATGGTTTACAAGATCTTGATTGGATGCCCTTCTTGAATTTACGCGAATGTTTTCGTTATCCAAGTTTAGACGGGAAAGAGGTCCCTATTTTGGACGAATTGAAATTAACAGTTGAACAACTTATGCCTAAACTTGGTATTGATGGAAAAGAGGTTGTTGCAATGTTTCTGAACAGATTCAAATCTGGTAAAGATAGAATTCCATACCATAAAGATTCTTATGATGCGGATGTTTTGACGCTTTCTTTGGGTGCTACGAGACGATTTAGGATTCAAAAAGATTCTACGAAGAAATCTATTGGTTTTGATTTGAATGATGGTGATTTCTTTTATTTTACGAAGGAGTTTAATGATAATTATAAACATAGTATAACTCCAACAAAGAAATCAGTTGGTGAAAGAATTTCTGTTGTATTTTTTTTAAGATAAATGTTTATATTATTGAATATAATCTTAACGTAAACCTTGATTTGTTATACATTATAAATAAAATTCACTTTTTTTGAATTAGTTTATCTTTGTCATATTTGAACCATTGTAAATTCATAAGTTTTCCAATATCTTCCGGAATTTCTCCTGTTAATTGGTTATCATTTAAAAACAACCATTGTAAATTCGTAAGTTTTCCAATTTCTTTCGGAATTACCCCTGTTAATTGGTTATTAGATAAATCCAACCATTGTAAATTCATAAGTTTTCCAATATCTTTCGGAATTCCTCCTGTTAATTGTAATGATAATAAACACAACTTTGTAACTTTAAATTTAGAATCAATTTGTTCACTAATATCAATACGATTCCATTCAGACAGGTCTATGTCTCTACTCCAATTTAATTGAAGACCCATCTTCCTTTTAATCTCCAATAGAATCTCAACTTCTGGATTCAATTTGTTTAAATAGAATAGTTTGTCACCATCTTGTATAGGTATTTGGTTAATAAATTGTTCATCATTAGATAACTCAACTTTGTTATGAAGAAGTCTGAACAAATAAGGTTCCAAACCAGCAAGATTATCTGAGATTATTTGTTTAAGATCTCTGATACAAACTTGGTCATCACATTTAATAATTATTGAATTACCCGTTATATTTGAAACTTGTAACGTTAATACAGTCATAATTGGTAATAGTTTATATAAGATGTTATAAAAATAAATTCAATTTTATTTTTATAAATAGGGTGAAACGTTAGGCTCTAAAATATTAAGGTTCTAATGACAAAACTATTAATGTCACACTTTGTGTGACTATGTTAACAAAAATATCATCAAAAGTTATTAATAAAGGTGGAGCCGCGCGATTTGGTTATAAAGTTGTTATGTTTATTTGGACAAGCTGTTCCCATGATATTTAAACTCACATAATTTAGTAAGTTCGCGAGCAATTTCTTTCGGAATTACTCCTGTTAATTGGTTA